TAAAGGAAATCCCGCTGGTTTTAAACTCGCATCAAGCGAAACCACAATAATAAAAGGTGCTTCTGCTTGACTCATTAAAATTATTGGAAAATTCATTGGAAATGTTGAAGTGTCAACTCCTGTCTCGACTTCAATGTCATATCCAAGAACCTTAGCAATATTTTCAAATTGTTTTTTTGTTGTAGCATTAATTCCAGATAGTTTTAATAAAATATTTAATCTTCGTTGCTCTAGTGTGCCTGTGTTTTTAATGCAACCATCGGGAATGCCCACTAAACCCTCCCACTCGGTTATTAAATCGGTTGTGTTTTTTGGATTGTATTCATCAACAACCTTGTTTAATGTATTTCTAAAATCTATCCATTGAGTAGCTAATCCTTGTAATATTTTTCTAAGTGGCTCGCCCTCTTTATTCTTTGATTCAAATAACGGATCGTCTCTTAAATATCCAGCTAAAATATTTGTTTGTTGTTCTAAGGTAATTTCATTAAACATAAGTAATTACCCCCAATGTTGCAAGTTGAGAATCTGATATTGAAGTTGTTGAAGATGGAGCTGATAATGTAAAAGTTGGTGAATTGCCCTCTTCATCAATAACATTATAAATAACTGATTTTAACTCATCTAATGTTATATCTTTACCAACTTCTACCGCATCGCTTTTAAAATAATCTGTTAAAGTCGTTAAAATAGCTTGCTTCATCATTGTAGTATTTGGCGATAACGAGCTAAAAGTTATATTTATTGCAACCGAGGTTGGTGCTGAAACAATAACATAATTATTGCTCATATTTGCGGGTTTAATGCCATTATCAACATCAATTAAAATATTTTTTGCTTGTAGAACTTGGGTCGAGTTTGGAATAATATTTGCATCATTATCGCGAGTAAAATAAATAGTTGTATATCCAGCACTTGGTATTGCTGATTGAACCCAAACTCTAGTAATACCGCTTACTTTTTCTTTTAAAAATACTGGTATTCCAGCTTCGGTAAATGGTGCGACAAATGATGAAGTCCTTTCAAATAATCTTGCTCTTAAATTTTCATCTTGTTCTGCATCTTCGCCATAATACAAGCCATTATAAGGCAAATAACAAGTGTCATCAACATTTGCTATTGGAGAAACTAATTGAAGTTGCGAACCGCCAATTGAATTACCTGATATACCTAAATTATCGGCATAAACTAAACCGCTTCCAAATGTTGATGTCGCTGTTATAGTGCCTGTCGCTGGTGTTGTTGGTGAGCCTGAAACTTCATAAGTAAATTGAGTCTCACTAATAACCGTTATTGTTGCGGTTTTATTATATTCGCTCTGGCTTGCTCCAGCAATAACAACCGATAAACCAGTTGCTAAATTATGATTGCTTGAGGTTGTTGCGGTCGCTATCGTTCCCACTCTTGTTATAGTGCAAGATATGGTATTGCTTGCAATTGTTGTTGCGGTTTGAAGGGTGTATTGAGTTTCATCAAGTTTTTTTACTAAAGTTTCTGCTGGTATAATTGTTGCAGCGGTTCCAGTAAATACAACATAACCCTCGGATCTAACGGCTGGCTTTCTTGTTATCCCAAAAAATGAACACCATAAATCTAAATATTCTGCTGTTGCTGTTTGCGGGAATAATTGTTTTAAAACTTCTTTTATTTTATCATTGTTTTCATCAAATCCAGCTGACATTGAGTCGCATATTGAACCGATAAAACTATTTCTAAGATTCGGATCAATTTGTTTTTTTGTATCCAAAACACCGCTATTATAGGACAACACTAGGGCATTTTTTAATCTTTCTTGTATTTGTGCTAATGTTGAAAATGTTATCATATATTCACAAATAAATTATAATATTTAGAATCATCTTTTTTGCCATAAAGATTAATATCTATCTCAACTCTGTTTTCTTTCTTTTTAGCGGATACTTCTGTTTTAGTCATTATCTTATCGTCTAAAAACCATTTTAAGCCCTCTGTGATAGTTTTTTTTATTAACTCTAGTGTTTGACTAGTTATATTTTTTTGATAAGCATAAAACCACAAAAACGAGCCTATTTCATAATTGTAAAACAATGTTGAAAAATGCCCTCTTCTTAAAAGAGGGTTAGCAATCTTTTTTTCATCGGCTCTTTTTTCACATAATACAGACATATAAACCGCGGTATCTAAAGAATCGGTTTTAGCTAAGTCGCCATTTTCCGTATCAAGAGTCCAAAATTTGCCGTTGTGAATTAATTTAATGTCTTGCATTTTTTTAGTTGAAAATTTATTTTTGATAGTTTATATTGAATTTTATTATTTTAATCAATTAGAAAAATTCCATGTTTTGCGAGAAAGGTTATATCCAAGAAATTTTAAAAGGTGGCAAAGTCGCTAAAATAGTTTTATCAGATAATTCAATTCACGAGTTTTTAATGCTATATCCTTATGGCGATGGCTCAAATATTGAAGTTGACGATAATTCATTAGCATTGGTTATAGGTTCTTCTATAGATGATGCAATGGCGATTCCGTTTAATTTAGCAACTGCAAAAATATTAGAGGCGACTGAAAAGGCTGTGGGTAATTTTAAAAAAGGGAATATTATAACTTTTAAGAAAAATGGCGATATAGAGGTCTCTGGCACTGAAAATTTTATAGTCTCTGCATCAAATATTGAATTGGGAGATGCTTCGGCTAATGTTTTAAATCAAAATGCCTCAATGCAAGTTGTTATCACAAGTGGCTCTAGTGCTGGAACTTATCCCGTGCAAATCAATAGTGCTGGTCAAACAAAGGTTAAAGCCTAATTAAATCTTCGCCAATTCTATCTTTGGTAAATGTCGTTGATGTCTCTAAGCTAAATGCTCCGACTTCAACAATCTGCAATTCTGTAATTGCTCCGTTTGTTAAATCTAATCGAAAATTAACTGATTGAATTAAAAAAACTCCTTCAACATTCATTACCTCATCTCTAATTCTAATTTTTTTATTAGCTTCAAACAATTCTTCTTGCAATGTAAAGCCCACAACTTGACAAGTATATCTCGAGCCTTTGGCTCGCCTAACATTAACATTCCAATTCGCAAGATTTGTCAAAGAAATTGTTTTACTATTTGTTGTTTGATTTATTATCAACCTTCTAGATGTTCTGATATTGCTATCAATCGCTCTTGCTATTTGAACTATAGAATTTTTGGATGATGTCTCGCTGTCGTGTGTCGTGCTAAATACTTCAATTGTATTATACCTATCTTTGGTGCTGATATTTATTGATGATGATAGAACATTATTTATTAAATTGCCGTCAAAAACATTTATCAACTGCCCTTTCATTATTCCCGAGCCTTCTCTAGTTATAACTAAATTGCCAACCTCGTCTGTCGTTAATAGAACCTGAACCTTTTTTGCATAACGATCGAGAAAATCAAAAATAGTTTCGCCATCTTTAGATATTGGATTATTATCTATTTTTAGCGGTGTTAAAATTTTATTAACTACTCCAATATTAATATTATTTTCTTTTAAAACAATTTTAATTAACTGCTCAAAGTCTTTTTGCTTATATGTTTTTCTTTTTATTGAGCAATCGATTATATCACCCGTTAAACTTCTGCCCTGTAATGTTAAAGTAAAATTTGTAGCTGACTGAAATTTATCCAATTCCTCAACATATCCCGTTAACTTTTTTATATCATTTAAATAAATTACTATTTTATCTTGAACCTTTATCGGCGATGCTATTTTATGCGGTGTTGTTATCGACAATGCAAATTGCCTCGCCATTGACTCTATGCCATATGATATTGAGACATCTGTAAAGCCTTCAAACAATTTATTATTGACTTCAACCGATATTTTATTCATTGGTAAATATTTTTATATTGCCACTGACAAGGGAGGTATCTTTTATGTTGTTTAGTGCAATTATTGACTGCTTCCTATCAAGATTGCCATAAATCAAGAAACACAATTTATTTAAAGATATTGGGTTTATAACTTCATAATCAATAATATTTGGGAGTGTTAAAGATAATTGATTAAATACTTTGTTTGCTTCAATTTTCATAGTTAATAAATCGTTGTAAAGCTCCCTATCGATTGATTTTGGTAAATTTAGAAATGCGGTCTCAATATCATTAATAACTTGCTGTAAATCTTTAATGCTCTCAAATTCAATATTAACCGCTGAATCTAGCATTAATGTGGTTGCACTTACACTAATTAAATTTGTTAATTGCTCTTGATTCTTAACAATTTCTTGTTGCTCAATTGAATTGCCTTTTGCTTGAGGTTCGCCAGCATCAAAGCCAACTAAATCTTTTATAACATTAAAGGCATCTTTTGAATTTGTATAAGCTGTTTGTAAATTATTTAAAGATGCTGTTAATTTAGCTGACATTATAGCGGGTGTTTGAACCAAAGATTTTGCTGAATTTGATATTTGATTTAATGATGTCGTAAAATCTGCAAATGTATCGCCCAAGCCTTGTATTTTTTTAGATATTGAATTTATTTTATTTGCT